TATAGCGTGTTCTTGGGTTTCCAGAATATGGGGTCCGGTAAAATAAGTGTATTTGTTGCAGGGGGGGGGTCCGCAGAAAGTTCCTTTTCCTATCTTATCTATATTTTTCTAGAAAACTAGAACATACGAACATCCTTACTCCCATGCGGGCTGCCGCGTTCTTGAAAAAAGAACAAACATTGCTATTTAGGTACAACTCATGTACCATAAGGCTTTGCGGTGTTCCTGCAAACAACCTAAATATGAGATTGGAAAATGGATAAAATTATTTGCGCTAGTTGTAATGAAGAAAAACCTTGGCAGCGTTTTCGGGTGCGTCGAGGTGATGGCACGTGCAAAGAATCTATATTTTGCTCGGTGTGCCGGAATAAGTTGGCTGCTGCCGCGATACGTCAGAAGAAGAAATCTGCGAAACAGGTCGTCCTAAATAGGACACACCAACAAGCTCGACTTAAGGTAGGCTATCCGCATTATCACCCAGATATTGAACAGGACATGAAAGTCTACTGCAATAAGAAAACTGCGATGGATCGGAAGTACCTGCGCGACCACCAACACACCCCGCTCAGTTTGACCCCGCATATCGCACACAAACAGCAGCTAGCTCGCGATCATGCTAAAGGATGGATCGCATTCTATGACGACATATGTAATCACGCTATAAATCTTTTAAGGACAACTGGGACTCGCCCACCTTGGGCGCAATTAGAAGGTAGCGCAGACCTGCAACTTTTATATGGGGTGTATCGTACGCGTCGTGCTCAGCTACTAAGAGAGCGAGGGTGATAGTTAAGGGCTTGTTAAGGGTTTGTTATGGGTTATGTGAGGGGATATTAAGGGCTTGTTAAGGGCGCACCAGATCGGTACTGGCTCAGCCACCATTAGTTCAAGGCTCAGCTACTTATACTCGCGTGATAGTAAATGATAGTAGGGCAATAAAAAACCCCGCTCAAGGCGGGGTCGGTTGGGGTTGGGGGTGATTCACATGGGGGTTGGTTGTCCTAATTAGTACAGGGGGCTTGCGCCCCCCATTGGGTTACTCGGCTTCCAGCTCTTTCTTGATAGCGGCAAGCTCAGCGATGGCTTCCAGTTTCTTAGCTGGCGTACCCTTGCCCTTGAGGATGTCCGCGACTTGTTGCGCGACTGATTTTTTCATCTCGCCCGTTTCTTTGCCTTCATTCTTAACGGCCTTGGCGAGCGCTTGCAGCGTGGGCTGAGTGTAACGCTTGCGGGTCAATTGTTCATTCTCCCAAGCGGTGCGGATGGTGTCGGCCTTACAATCCAAAAGAAACTTAACAGCGGCCTTGTCATTCTTAAGGGCACGCGGGAAGATATCCAACCCGCCTTTAGCAGTGAATTCCGGCGATACCGTACCGGCCAGCAGGTTGAAAGCCAGCGCACCGAGCGCGTTCCCAGCAGCGGCGATTTCCTTCGGATGTACCAGCGCAACTGATTCAGCCACAACGTAGACAGGGGCTTCAGCCGTACCGCCAGCAAGGATATTGTGAATGTTCGTATTATTAACTTTAGACATAATGTTCACCTTTATATGATTAAGAAAGAATGTTGTCATTACCTGATCAACACTTCCCATTATACACGGATGGCGCAGGATGTCAACCGATATTATCTTCTGGTGTATTGTTGTACTAATTAGGACAGTTTGGTCTTATATATACATTAGACGCGCGCATGAGTATATCATAGTTGATCCTGGTTGTCAAATGGCTGTTTTTTGTATGGGGCGACCCCACCCTACCGGGGGGCGGCCTTGTGTGGCAACGGGACTCTTTTGCTTATACATGCTATTCCACACGAGCAACCTCCAATTTTCACCAGATTTCAGGAAAACAACCCTGTTTATCTGAAAACACCTTGCAAGTCATGCTCATCAAGACCCCCCCTACCCCCTCAATAACTCGTTGATTTTAAACACGTTTTCCAGTACCTATGTGAAATCAACCTTCTACAGGAAAACACCCCGGGGTCTACAAAACAGGCGTTGTAAAAATTTTTTACTACCTAAAAGTTGTGAAACACTGGACAACTACGTAATAGCTACATTATTATCCGGCTGTGGGGCGTGAATATGCCGTCGCTGGCAGCCTTGTTTGGAGGTGAGACCGCCCGTTTTGCTGCGCTATCCCTTATCCGGATGTACTGGTTGCCCCAGATGAAGCCAAACCAAAACGGAACGCCAAATCCCCACAACCTTATTTTCACTGGAATCATATGATCCCAAACGAACTCCTTGACCCACCCCAGATCTCGGTGCTAATCCCACCCCTTGAGGACACCCCACCCATTCCGATGAAGATCACGGATACCCGTGAGAAGATCCATGCCGCTGCAATGACTGCTTGTGCGTTGATGGCGTTGGGGGACGACGAGATTCCGGTCGATGAGGTGTTGGATGGGCGAGACTTAGCGAGGAAGATCTTCCATGCTGGACGTGAGCCAACCGAAGAAGAGCTAAAACGCCCCGCAGTGGTACTACATTTAGAAGCGCTACTCACCCAGTACGACCACGAGATCATTCGAGACGCCACCCAAGTCCGTAAGTACGTCACCCATCGACTGCTAGAAGAGTCACATCCAGACAAAGACCCCAAGCAAGCGCTACGCGCTCTACAACTGCTGGGTAATATTACTGAAGTAGGACTTTTCACCGAGCGGGTTGAGGTCACAGTTAAGCAGCAGTCAACCGAAGAGCTTGAGGACAAGTTGAAGAAGGCACTTGAGATCCTTGATGCTAAGACGATAGATGGCGTTGTCATTCAGAAGGACTAAAACCCAGTGTTGAATGAAAACCTCTCGATTGAGCAGATTAAGCGCATTATCGAAAACGCATCGGCACTGCCTAAAGAGCTGCGGGTTGATACACTCACCGCTGCGCAAGAACTACTGCAACGTAAGCTTGGGGCACTAAAACGGTCGTCGTTGTTAGCATTTGTGAAACATATGGACCCGGACTACAAGATCGGGCCGCACCATAAGCAGTTGGCGAAGATCCTTGAGGATATGGCATACGGTCGGAAGGACCGGGCGACGGTCAGTATGGCACCGCGGATGGGTAAATCACAGCTGACATCCATCTACTTCCCGGCTTGGTTCATCGGGAACTTCCCCAACAAAAAGATTCTGATGGTCTCCCACACAGCGGACCTCGCGGTAGACTTTGGTCGTAAGGTTAGAAACATCGTTGGGCAGGACAGCTTCAAAGAGATTTTCCCCGGTGTGGACCTAGCGGCTGACTCGAAGTCGGCAGGGCGATGGAACACCAGTCATGGCGGTGAGTATTACGCTTGTGGTGTGGGATCGGCACTGGCGGGCCGTGGTGGTGACCTTATCGTGCTCGATGACCCTCACAATGAACAGGATATCCTCAATGGAAACTACGAGATTTTTGAGAAGGCTTACCAGTGGTACGCTTACGGCTTACGGACGCGCCTCATGCCGGGTGGTGCAGTTGCTATCGTCGCAACGAGATGGGCACCGAACGATCTCATCGGGAAAGTTGTTGAAGACTCAGCTAAAAACCCCGGATCAGACCAATGGGACGTTGTAGAATTTCCAGCCATATTGGGCGAGGGGACAGACCATGAGAAAAGTCTTTGGCCGGAACAATGGTCGCTCGAGAGTCTACTTCGTACAAAGGCGTCAATGCCCGCCTTCCAGTGGAACGCTCAGTACATGCAAAAACCCACCGCGGAAGAAGGCGCAATTATCAAGCGGGAGTGGTGGCAGCCGTGGGAGCGTGACGATCCACCAGCGTGTGAGTTCATCATCATGGCCCTTGATGCGGCAGCGGAGAAAAACAACCGTGCTGACTTTACTGCGTTGCTTACTTGGGGGGTCTTCTACACAGATGATGAGGTTACAGGTGAGAAGACGGCTAAAATCATCCTTCTCAATGCGATAAAGAAGCGGTTAGAGTTCCCGGAACTGAAGCAATTGGCCTACGACGAGTACAAATACTGGCAACCAGACGCATTTATCGTGGAAAAGAAGTCCGCTGGTACTCAGTTGTACCAAGAAATGCGCAGAACCGGTGTTCCAGTCCAAGAATTCACCCCAACTCGGGCTTCTGGAGACAAAGTAGCCCGTCTGATCGCAGTTAGTGATATATTTGCGTCTGGTATGGTCTATTATCCGGCAGGTCGGAGATGGGCTGAGGACGTAATTGAGGAGGTAAGCTCCTTTCCAGTAGGCGCACATGATGACCAAGTTGACTGCTGCTCTATGGCACTGGCTCGTTTTCGTAATGGAGGTTTTATATCACTCCATAGTGATCGCGATTTTGATGATGGTGGTTTTGTTCCACGCCGTGCCGCATACTATTAGCCTGTTATGGGACACAGCAGTAAGATATGTCGGACTTGTGGCGAAGAAAAGCCGCTTGAAGCATACAACCAAGACAAAAAGCGACCAGATGGACGCCGAAATAGGTGTCGAGAGTGCGATGCCGCATACTTTCAGCAGAAATACTCAGACCCAACATGGCGAGCAATACACCACAAACGATCAAAAGACCGGCGGACGCGACTAAAGGATGTTGACCCCGTTCGAATTTGGGCGTATGACGCAATCGCTAACGCTAAGATGCGGGCTAAACGATCAGGACTCCCCTGCACGATCACTATGTTGGATGTTTTGGATGCTGTGGCTGATACTTGTCCTCTTTTGGGACTTCCCCTCGTATACGCAACAGGTAAAATACACAGCAATAGCCCCACCATCGACCGTAAAGTGTGTGAAAAAGGGTACACAAAAGATAATATCGCCGTCATATCACACCGGGCTAACCGTCTTAAGAGTGATTCTACGGTAGAAGAATTACAAACATTACTGAACAATCTGGTAGTATATCTAAATTCCGACTAACTCCGGACCCAAGCGAGAAAATTTATGGCAAATGTAGACAAATCGATCGGCGCAGGTGGCGCTACCGCAATCCAAGATGGTATTTATCAGGCGGGGTTCGATATGCCGACTGAAGATGGGTATATTGAGGTCGAATTGGCCGCGGACTCGGAAGATGCGGCGCAAGAAGCGTTAGAAGACGCCTTAGAGATGGCTGATGAGGTCAAAGAAGCTGAATTTCGCCAGAATCTCGCTGAAAAAATCGATGAGAAAGAGCTTGATGCACTCGCAAATGAGTTAATTAGTAACTACGACGACGATCTTAACTCCCGTACGGAATGGGAGAAAATGTACAAGGAAGGTCTGGAGTTATTGGGCCTTAAGATTGATGAGCGCACGGAACCGTGGGATGGCGCTTGCGGTGTTTATCACCCGATGCTGTCTGAAGCGGTGGTTCGATTCCAAGCTGAGACCATTACAGAGACATTTCCAGCCTCTGGCCCTGTTAAAACACAGATCATTGGGCGACAGACCAAGGAAAAAGAAGACGCGGCTATGCGCGTCCAGAACGATATGAACTGGCGTTTGACTGAACAGATGCCTGAGTACCGCCAAGAACACGAGCGTATGCTCTACAACCTGCCAATTTCAGGTTCGGCGTTTAAGAAAGTGTACTTTGACCCGTCACTAGGTCGTCAAACATCCGTATTCCTCGCAGCAGAAGACTTTGTTATCAGTTATGGGCTGTCGGATATCACAACAGCTCAACGATATACCCACCGGATGCGTAAAACCGAGAACGATATTAAGAAGTTGCAGGTAGCAGGCTTCTATCGTGACGTTGATCTGGGTGACCCAGAACGTATTTTGGATGAGTTGACCAAAGAGAAAGATAAGTTGATCGGTTGGTCTGGTAACAAAGACGACCGCTTTGAAGTTCTCGAGATGCACGTTGAGTTGGATCTTCCGGGTTATGAGGATGAAGACGGTATCGCACGCCCGTATGTAGTGACCATCAACAAGTCTAATGGGAAAGTGCTATCGATCTACCGCAACTGGGAGATGGACGATGAGTGGAAGAAGAAGCGCGATTACTTCGTTCATTACCAATACATTGTTGGTTTTGGGTTTTATGGCTTTGGTCTTATCCATTTGGTTGGTGGACACGCCAAGTCTGCGACTAGCCTGCTCCGTCAGCTTGTTGATGCTGGCACATTATCTAATCTCCCGGGAGGCTTGAAGAGCCGCGGTTTGCGTATTAAGGGTGATGACACCCCAATCGCTCCGGGTGAATGGCGAGACGTTGATGTACCGGGGGGCGCGATTCGCGACAACATCCTTCCGCTGCCGTATAAAGAACCAAGTCAAGTTCTAGCCGCACTACTGGCAACCATTGTTGAAGATGGCCGTCGCTTCGCTTCTGTGGCTGACCTGAAGATCTCTGACATGAGCGCTAACGCGCCTGTCGGCACCACACTGGCTTTGATTGAGCGTAGCCTGAAGGTAATGAGTGCTGTACAAGCCCGTGTTCACGCTGCAATGCGCCAAGAGTTCAAGCTGCTGAAGAAGATCATCGCAGAAACTACGTCGGACGAATACGACTATGATGTGGACCCCAACCGCGCTGTTAAGGAAGACGACTACGAGATCGTTGAGATTCTCCCAGTTTCAGACCCTAACGCCGCTACGATGGCTCAGCGCATTATGCAGTATCAAGCCGCTACACAGCTGTCTACCCAAGCCCCACAGATCTTCGATTTGCCAGAACTCTACCGCGACATGCTACGCACGCTTGGCCTGAAGAACGCAGATAAGATCATCCCGTTGAAGGACGCGATGAAGCCAAAAGATCCTGTGGCGGAGAATATGGCAGTTCTGATGAGTAAACCTGTGAAAGCATTTGCTTATCAAGATCATGAGGCGCACATTAAGGTCCACACAACCGCGATGCAAGATCCAAAGCTCCAGATGATCATCGGTCAGAACCCTAACGCTGTAATGATGCAACAGGCAATGCAGGCCCATATTGCAGAACACGTCGCTTACGCATATCGCAACGAGCTTGAGAAGATGTTGGGCGTCCAACTCCCTGATCCAGAACAAGAGATCCCACCAGAAATCGAGTATCAGCTGTCTAGTGTTGTGGCTCAAGCCGCGGATAAACTGCTGGCTAAGGATCAGAACGAGATGGCGAAGCAGCAAGCCATGCAACAGGCCCAAGACCCTCTCATCCAGATGCAGCAACAAGAGCTACAGTTGAAGTCGCAAGAGCTACAGTTGAAAGCGAAGATGCACGAGGACACCATGCAGGTCCGACTGATCGAACAGCAGGTGAAGAAGGAGCTAGAGGACGCACGTCTGAAGGCCCAAGCTAACGTCGAAGGCGCAAAACTAGGCGCTAAGATCGCTTATGACAAGGATAAGCTCCAAACCGAATCACGTCTCGCAGGTACAAAGTTAGGTGTTGACATCGCCAAATCTAAAGACCAGATGCGCACACAACGTGAAGTCGCCGCACAAAACCGTCAAGCACAAACATTCCGCAAGGAAAAACCTAAAGGAGAATAACTGTGGACA